AAGTAGTACATAACAATTTAGAAACCGTATATAAAGATACTCATCTGTAACTTCTGGTTTATGCTCTGTTACTACATATACTTTTGATCGATCATACTTAAAAAATAAAAGGGGCATTTGATCTCCGCCTTTTGCCTGTACTACAACTTTTTTCCACCAACGAATAAGATTATTTGTCTTTGGTTGTGTAAATATCTTATCTGTTAGAGGCGAATCTTTGTAGTTTTTTACCTCAATACAATAATGATTTCTTTGATTGGGGACATATAAGTCCCCTTTCAAATATTCAAGAGCACCAGAGGCAGGTACTCTTTCAAATTTTAGTCCGGTCGCTTGGCGTAGCATGTCTCTCACTAGATACTCCCCTCTCGCTCCCTTGGCTCTTGAGTCTACCATCCTTATCCTCTTCTTTTTCTGCCTCTTTAGAAGCCTCTTCTTCCCAGTGCTGAGTTCTAAGCCACCATCCTCTGCGTCTTCCTGCGCTCATCTTCACTCCAATGTGCTGATGTTACCATCCTTAACTACCTCGATTTTTTCAAGAAGAGGGTGAGACCAACCATGCGATACAATATAAGTATTCATGTCTTCTCGAAGTAGTACTTCTACTAGCTTCTCTCTACCTTGATCATCAAGTACGTTTGTTACTTCATCTAAAAACAGAATATTGATTTTAGACTTAGATATACTACTCATTAGCTTACGAATTGCTATGAGAGTAGCGGTGTTTACTCTTGCTAGCTCTCCGGAAGAAAGTGCTAGAATATCTACTACATTGCCGTTGTCTGTAATCTCTACATTGAGTTTATCATTTGAAACAACAAACTCAAGAGTAAATCGACCATCAGACAATTCCGCCAAGTACTCATTGGCTAACTCTTCAAGTTCTCCAACTAAGTTTTCTATTTTATATGCAAGTAATCCATTCGTGCTAAAAGACTTCTTGAGTATATCAAGTTCTGTTTCTAGCTTTTGATTTCCCGCAAGCTTTCCATCATACTCTTCTTGCTGTTCAACAAACTCTGCTGTCTGTTCTTGAATAACTTGAATACGAGTATTTACCTTTGTTCTTCTCTCATTCTCGGCTGCACTATCTGCGAGTTGTACTTTTGCCTTTTGTATTCTACCTTGAATCTCATATAAGCGGTCTTCAAGCTGTTCTTTATCCAAGATAGCCGTAGGCAAATTTCTGTCAAATGATCGTAACAAATCTTCGCAATCCTTCTGAGCTTTCTGTATTCGCTCGAATTCTGCATTGTTTTCTTTAATTCGTATAATTTGAGGCTTAATCTCATCAATCTTCTCCTGTGCAGACGCAAGTTTAGTCCTCTCGCCCGCAATCATAGCCTTCTCTGCAGAAACATCTATAGGTTGCTTACAGGTTGGGCATACTTCCTTCAATTGTTCTAATTTTTTTAGAGTCCGTTGAGCACCCGTAGCGGCTGCTTGTAAAGACCCTAACTCAGACTGTAAATCATCATAAGATTCATACTGAGTTGCTGTAGAGTTTCTGATAGCCATCATATCAATTTGATCTAACAGTCTCTTATACGTGTTGTTGGTATTAATTTTTTTATTTTTTTCTAAAATATTTTCAATTTCTACCATGAGAGTGCTTGAAGCCTTCTCGTCTTCAGATGTATCAATTTGTAAATCCAACATGGGTAGTATGAATGTATCACTCAATTTATTATCTTGTAACCATTTTTCTACTGTTGCAAGTTTACCAGCTACGGTAGAAGACCTACTCGAAACATCTTTTGAAGCGCTTTTAAATACTTCAAACAATTCAACGTACTTTTCTAAGTGTAAGAGATCGATCAGAAACTTCTTTCTGTTCGCATCGGTAGCAGTAAGAAACTGCAAGCTCGCATTCGTATTTTGATATACTAGCTGCGAAAATGTTTTAAAGTCTACTCCGAGAACCTCTTGTAACGTCTTATATGTATTCGTAGCTGTATGGCTAGATATATCGTTACCGTTCTTCTCGAGTTTTACTTTTATACTTGTTTTACGGTTTACCGTAATCTCATATCTATCTTCATCTTTCGTAAAAGACAGATAGATGTTGTAACCATTATTTACATAGCGGTTAGGAATGTCTGCTTTTTTGATTCCTTTTGAGTTTTTATTGTACAAGGCTTCTTCGATGATTAATGGGATGGACGACTTGCCCATCCCATTAGTACCAAGGATTTGTGTAACAGTATTATCGTTTAATTTTAACTCATTACCAGAACCATAACTAAAGCAGTTATCCCATTTCAATGTTTGTAGTGTAATCATTGTATGTTCCTATGATATCTGGTATTTTATCAGGGTTAATTTCGAGTATATATGTTAGATACTCTACTAGTTCTTCTTGTACGGACATCTCTTTATCCATGATAAGGGATGCCTCTGACTTACGTTTTACTACTTTTTTATCAAGAAGTTCGGAGTTCTTCACTCCTGCTAAATCTTGTATATCTCCTTCTACTTCATAGATCGTATGATCGAACTCAGTAGGGGTCATTTCTTCACTACTTGTAACTGTTTTACGAATCAACTGTGGTAATCTAAACTCTTCCCAATTTCTTCACTACTTGTAACTGTTTTACGAATCAACTGTGGTAATCTAAACTCTTCCCACAACCAATCCCAGTTGGCTTCATTAATAAGCAAGTACCCTGTTTTTACCTTACTTCGGTGAAAAGAAGTAGTCATTGGACTACCAGGATATACAATATTTCGTTGTGTATTGCTATGGGAGTGTAGGTCTCCAGCAAATACTACAGGGAAATCTTCTAGTAAGTCTAGGTCGATCTCCGGCTTTACATGCGGTGGTATTTCTCCTCTAATGTGAGTGAACAAAGGCTTGCTCGTATCAAAATGATCAATGCTACCCTTCTTGTGTAAATCTGCGTAAGGTAATATACCGTACCCNAGATCTTTATCAACGTATGAAATATCTACTACATTGATTAANGGGTTGATATCTCGAGAAACTTGTTTCAACTGTGTAAAGAAAGTCTTATTCTTTTTAGTTGCTTCATGGTTTCCGTCATAGATAATTGTTGGAATCTTTACTCCTCGAATAAACGAGAAGTAAAGCTCCAACTCTTCCATATTCGGAAGACGATCAAAGAGATCGCCTCCGATTATGTGCATATCACATTCTTTCTCCAGTTCATAAATCTGTTGAAAGAACATTTGATAACGGTCTGTCGCCCACTTAACTGGGACGTTTTTCTGTCCTAGCTTGATGTGCCAGTCCGCTGTAAAGAGAATCATCCTACATTAAACTCCGCATCTAATGCTTCGTCGTCAGTCTCGTCACCGTGGTTACGAACTCGATCAAGCAACTCTTTCTGAGCGTCTGGAGTAGGACGAGACATAACGTCGTCCATAGACTTCAGTTCAGCAATAGCCGCCAGTTCGTCTTCGCTAAGTGCGCGAGGCTTGCACTTGAGTGCTTGTAGCTGATACTCTACATTGTAAGGAAGAGGCCCTGTCTTTACTCGCTTGAAACAAATGTCCCAACCAGTTTCAGGATCAGTAGGATCTCCGAGGTCTTCAGCAGCAGTAATAATCTGCTCCCACAACTTCTTCTTGAGGTTTACTACTTTAACTTCTCCGTTGTCAATGCACTGAGTAGCATAGCTCCAGCCGCACTTCAGGTCTGGGTAGTATTCACGAACCCAGTCTTTTTCCATGTTGTTGAATCGCTCTGTGTTTCTATCGAAAGATAAGCATTCCATGGGAATATTTTTACCGTTCTCACCATTGATCCAGTAAACGTAGCGAGCAAGAATGTCGCCAACAATACGCATCTTGTTGTCGCCGTCTTTGTACTGAAAGGATGAGATTGATGATTTTTGGGCAGAGCCCTTTTGTTGATTAAATGCAATAGCCATTAGTGTATAGTCTCCAGTGTGACTTCTTCATAGATAAAAGTGATTTCATCTTCTAGTACTATGAGTAGCCTGTTGTCGTTAATTTCGTCTAGAGGCACTGGACAATGCAGTGAATCTAGCGTAGTTTTGTTATATGTAATATAGTCTGCATAACTCCTAAGAGAAGCTAGGGCATAGTATATACATAGTTCTTTGTTTGTATACTTATAAGAATTGAAGAGTAAAAACTCCCCATGAACGAGGAAACTCGAACCTACGAAGTTTTTATGTGAATATTTATAAATAGGGTCAAACTTGTTACGAGGGATTTGTTGATTTACTAACATTTCCATTATCAAGTTACATCGAGCAATATTGCCCTCTGCCGTATCATAAACCTTTTTCCAATCAAATAAGAGCATATATTATACTTTAATTTTACCAAGTTGTCAAGAATTATTTTTCTAAAGGTGTTTAATGTTCCAACCCTGCTTCATATAGAACCCGATACGATTTGAGGCTTGTTTTCGAGCCGTATTTCCTTTCAGGTGTATATCTACCACAATTGGATCTATTTTACCTTCTTTTTTTCGAATTACACGGCCAACTAGCTGTGTGAGTAAAGGCTCATTGTTAACAGGAGTGCCTAGTATTAGACAGCTTAGATTGTCAACAGAGATGCCTTCCGAGAAAATTGCTTGCGTTCCGTAAAGAACCTGTGCATCCCCGTAGAGAATTTTATCTACAAGCACTTCTCTCTCTTCATGCGGAACTTCACCAGTTACGCAAATTGCCTTATCTCCTGTAAGCTCAGCGCAGGCTTTTAGAAAGGCTACCCTATCACTTACAACTAAGACTTTATGCCCCTTTGCAGCGTAGGCTGCCGCTAGCATTGATACTGTATGTCTGTATTCCTCTGTGTTGGCTAGTTTTGTTACTCTGTTAGCCCAAGGTATTCTAGCACCATCCATGAAACGAATCTCAGAGGGAACAACAATCACAGAGGGGGTCATGTAGTTTTCTTTAGGCGGCTTAAATAGAGTATTACCAAAGTAATCTCGAAACACAACGTGTTTACCATCTTTTCTTTCTACAGTCCCAGACAGACCTATTTTATATCTACAGTAGTTTGTATCTAAAATCTTACTGAAAGTAGGACTACTAACATGATGCATCTCATCTAGTATAATAGTGCCAAACTCCTTTCTTATCTTAGGAATGTTACGATACAGAGTCTGAGTATTACCAATAACAATAGGAGCATCAAGTTCAAAACGACCACTCCCTATGATACCTGGCTTAATACCATAGACCTTTTCTACTTCTTTAGCCCATTGATTACGCAGTGCTACAGTATGGGTAACAACAAGTGTCTTTTGTCCAAGTTTACCTGCAATAGCTAAACCTGTAAAAGTCTTGCCCCAACTTACCCATGCGTTTATGATTGAATTATCTTCAATCTGATCGTAGACAGCTTGCTGACTAGGGCGTAGTTCAAATTTAAACTCAGGGAAAGTCACAGGTTTACTCACTCTATTGTCAATNACCTCGTAGTGCTCTGGTATTAAATCNGTACGCCCTATAGGTAGAGTTACTAGCCCATTACGAATAATCCCCATGTTTTTAATAACTTGCGGAGGGTCGAGTGGGTTATGTGAGGGAATAGTATATGTAAGCTCTCTATCNATTCGCTCTTGTAGTTCATCACTACAATCCATATATATCCTGTGACTTATAACTGCTTTCATAAATTTAGTGAACTCTTTGAAATAATGTATTGTTTAACAAAATCTGATCGTACAATGTCTTCTACTTCGAACTCTATAAACGTAAAAGNNTGCATACGTTCAAGAANCCTGAAAAAGTCCTTTAAGCCGTTAGATCTTAAATCTGCTTGTCTAAAGTCTCCACAAAAGATTACTCTACAGTTCTCACCGATTCGAGTAATAATTGAGTCTAGCTCATGGAACGACATNTTCTGACACTCATCAATAAGAATAACTGCGTCTCTAAGGGTTATCCCTCGTATAAATGAAGTAGTCATAAACTCTACTATGTTTTTCTGTTTAAGTATTTCGTAGGCATCGCCTCTACTAAACAGATCATTAGAGATATCTTTATAAGGTTCTTCATATACTGAGGACTTTTCTTTTTCTGTACCTGGCAAAAAACCAATGTCTCTTGTAGGTACTGCACTTCGAATAATTATTAGCTTTTGAAAATCTCCTTTTGCCATATCATCAAATGCTANGTAAGACGATATGAATGTTTTTCCGGTTCCTGCAAGTCCATGCAGTACTAAGTGGTCTGTTGTTTCAAATGCTTTAAGTTGGTTACGTGTTAAAGGTTCTATCTCTCGCAGTTCAAAGTTTACTCCTGCAAGAGTCTTTCTCTTTTTAGCCATATTTATACTTTTCTTCTAGTGTCTTTGAGTTTCGTTTCCGAATACTCATACAGCATCCAAGGGAGACCCCTGATATGCAAAATCCCTGCCCATGTATAACCTACTTCGGGAGGGCGTGGCACAGTAAAAGGAGCGTTAAACCCCTTCACTCTAATTAGTGTAGCAGAGTCTTTCAATTCTACTTTACTAATTTTTAAATACTTTAAAGGTAACATAGTAGTCTTCTCATATATAAAAGGTTTACCACTGTTATCTATAAAATACTTTGTTCTTTGTTTTATTAACCCGTTGGGGTGTGATACCATATGTTTAAGAAAATGCAGATTCCTATGAGGAGTCTGCATCCGTCTTGCGCCCAATGTTTCGCCTGTTTGGTTTCTATCGTCTAGCACATTATTGTCTAGAAATAGTAAACCATCGTATTCTTCCCAGTTTCCCGAAGGCAACAAAAAAACTGGAAAGGTTATACTAGGTATTTGTCTAAATCCTATCACCATACATCTTCTCGAACTTACCACCAGAGTAATCTTCGTGGATAATCTCAAAGTCACAGCCTACAGGGACTCCCGGAATGGAGACTCCTCTGTCCATCTGTACGAAAGATGCGAGCTTTTTTCATGTACTCCTCTTCCTCCTCGTCTGGCACTTCAGCCAAAATCGAGTCATGTACTAGTGCGAAGATACGTGCCTTCTTATTGTTAGCTTTAATCCAAGCATTCATGTCTATAGCGCCTAATAAATTAATATCAGAAGCAGCAGACTGCACCAAAAAGTTAAGACCAGACCTAACGCTATGACTCTGGATGCCTTTGTCTGTCGATGCGACATTTGGTAATCTCCTTTTTCTACCGAAGTAGCTGTAAATAAATCCATTCTGTTGGATGTATTTTTGGTTATCTTCAATCCACTCTTTTAACTTGTGGAACTCTTTAAAGTAATCGTCAATAACCTCTTGTGCTTCTTGTCTACTGAAATAGGTTCCTGAGTCTTTTGTGACTTGCTCACTAATCTTATTCGCACCAGCTCCATACATAATGCCAAAGGTTACAGCCTTAGCAGCCTGTCTTTGCATCTTATATAGTTCTGCTACTTCTCCAACTTCACAAGGTAGTTTAAATACTTTGTGTGCAATTGCAGAGTGAAAGTTACCTCCAGAACGAAATACGTCCATGAGTGCTTTGTCTTTTGCAAGTACTGCTGCAACATACACTTCGGCAGTTGTCAAGTCCATTGCAACAATCTTATGTCCTGGTGCTGCTTTAATACAACCTTTTACAATAGGGTTATCCCTAGGAAGTTGTTGCATATTGAGTTTACCAGAAGAGCTAAGCCTGCCGCTAGTAGTACTATGGAGGTTGAAACCTGTACGCAATCTACTATCGCGATCCAACTGCGGTAAGATCTTGTCCAGATAAGTATTTTTAATCTTGGACTTCTGTCTGATTTGGAGAATAAGTTCTGGGATATGCGATTGTTTTGTAAGTTCTCCAAGAACTTCCGCGTCTGTGCTATGTGCACCAGTGCCAGTTTTTTTACCAGTTGGATTGAGGCCAACGAAGTCAAACAACAAACTACGAAGTTGCACAGTAGAATTAGGATTAAAGTCTTTTCCATTTATTTCTTCAAATTTACGAATGGCAGGGTCTTTATACATCTCCGCTACGGCTTCATCTATCTGCTCTTGCATGAGAGATTGAGACTTCACTAAACGCAGTTTGTCGAAAGGTACACCATTGTCTTGAATGTCAGTCAAAAACCTACATCCGGGAATTAATATGTTATCGTATACCTTAGCTAAACGTTTGTTCTGCTTAATCTTTACAAATTTCTCGTAAAGAAGAAACGTACACGCAGCGTCCATGCCCGCATATAACTTCATAATGTCAAAGGGAATATCCCCCCAGTTAAAATCACCTTTAAGAATACCATGCTGTTTACGATAGTTGTCTATCCAATCGTACATGGGTTTCTCATAGTCTCCGTAGATTGTATACTTCATAGATAACTGCTTCAGACCGTGAGTACCTGGATTCTCATCAATCAAATAGTGCAGTAACATAGTATCTTCAAACTTTGGAAACTNAAAGTTGAAATGATACTCAAAGAATGCCATATCGAACTTAGCATTATGAAATACTACTGTTTTTTCGTTAAATAACTGCTGTAATAATGCCTCTGTCTCTTCGTCGAAACATTCTGTATCTATATAAGCTCCACGATCAGCCTCATAACTAAGACTAATACCAAGCATGTGCCCATCGCGTGGATATAATCCGGTTGTTTCCGAGTCAAGAGCAACATAAGGCAAAGGGGCAGAAATAGCAGCGCGAATAAAATCATTTGCTTCCTCTGTATCTTGTATGCCCCAAGCGTTATACTCTGTAATTACTGTGTCTTGTTTATCACCAGTTATATACTCTAGTATGCTTTGCTTGGAGTCATCCCATGTGCGTTGTGCTTCCGGCTTAAACGCTAACATGGCAGGGTTAATNATAGGCAAGAACTTTTCCTCTACTTTCTTGCCAGAGTATTCTGTTACCGAATTAATCGGTGTGTAGTATTTGAGCGCATCACTGCCGACAAGAATTATCCA